GTGCACTGCCAGTGCACCCCCGAGGCCCTACCTTCACGCTTTCTCACTGCAACGACCTGGTTTACCAGGTAGCAGTTAGAATCTGTGATGGTAGGAGTACCTCAAGAGGACTGTTGTCCCCCACTGCGCGTACTATCCGTGGATAGCCATAGATAGCGCCACCAGGCCTTTAACAGCCTGGTGCCATAGGCTAGATCTCTCCCGTATTAATAGGGAGTAGCCCACCTGACCTTGATGTTGACGGAGTCAGGGCGTCCAGAACGCTCAAGATGATTCCTGTCAGCGAATGGCAATTCGCCGCGTTTAAGGAAACTCTTAAACAAAGCAGGGTGGTCGTCGATCGAGTTGATCGGCAACTTACTATGAGAAACAGCGCCCTTAACAAGGGGGCGGTGCAACTCAGGATCCTCCCGTTTACCTTCAAAAGGTAGATAGGAAAGCCTGCCATGAATAGGAGATGAATCCTGTACTATCGGGAACGGAATTAACTTCCGAATCTCGAGGTCCAGGAGTCCCGCAAACCGCCACAAGCCCCGTTCATAGAACTGGTTTCTTGTAGCGACAAGCGAGATAATCTCCTTAGCATTCCGCCGTGAGGCAGGGAACTTCTGACGAAACTTGACTGGTGTTACATCAGTCCCGTCGTAGTAATCTCCACCACATGACTCTCTGAACTTGCCAGTCCAAAAAGACTTGCTAGAGTTCACCTTCAACCCGAAGGCTTCCAGTGTCTCTATCACGGTATGCGTATATTCTACAGGGACGATAATATCGTCCCCGTAGACGCGCACCTTCCCGCAGAACTGACGTAAGTCAGCCCAGCGGAGTTGGGTGTTGAGGTCTTTTTCTATTGCAACAAAGACCAAGGTCAAGAAGACCATGGCCTCTATTGGGAAGCAAAGACCCGATCCCATAGAGGCGTATTTGGCTAGGGGAATAACCCCATGGCCTTTTACGTCTGCCGTTCGAGAGCGAGTTGCATCCACTGCCTCTGCTAAATGAGGAAAGCGGTGCAGCATGCTCTTTACATGCAGAAAGGAGACACGGTCGGAGGCTTCACTAAGATCTAGTGTTGCCAGGGATCCATCAATGGAACCCTTACGTGCCATGAGTCTGTTAGGCTCTTGGCGTTCGAATCCGATCATCTGACTAATCCAGTTGGGCGAGAGGTCTGAAAGACGTCGCCGTTCCAGCTCAGTTACCAGAGATTCTGCAATGGCCTGCTGCATATATTGCATATGCGCAGGTTCCATAGC